TATCGAACAACGACGGTCAGCACGTCACGCTGAAGCACGACCCGGGTGCCTCGCCGGAATACATGGCCGCCATGGCCTCGAAGGTCTGCGGTCAGAACGGCAAGGCCTCGGCCAGCTACGTGGCGACGACCATGGCGAACCAGTCCGTGCCCGAGTGGCTGTCTTCTCAGCTCAGCACCTACCGCTGCGAATAGCCTGACATCCTGATTGCCGGCGGCCCGCCTTCGTGCGGGCTTCTTTTTTCCTGCGCCGGTAGCATTTCGCTATTGACACGGTAGCGCGATGCTACCACAATGCCTCCCACAGGCCGCCATTGAGTCGGCCAATCAGGAGGCACCCAATGGCCCAGATCGACTACGAGACCACCCGCCGCCGGCAATGGCTGGCCGGTGAACCCAAGTCCTACGACGACAAGCGAGCCGCTGCGCTGGCGTTCCTCGGCGAGCGCTGGCTGCTGCACCCGGCCAATGCGCCGAAGCGCGGCCGGTATTCCTACGGCCAGCCGAAGCGGGTGCGGTCATGAGCACCGAGCCGGAATACTTCGTGGCTCACCGCACCTACTGGTGGAACGGCGACGTGACGCTCGGGATCACGGCATGGAGCCACCCGATCGAGTACGCCTACCAGCTGCTCGACATCATGCGCGCCGGCAACCACGAAATCGGCGTCACCGCCGACTTCTGGCTGGTGCCGGCATGAGCGGTCAAGAGGATCTGCGCGCCGTAGCCGACGAGCTGTTCACGCTGGTTGCGGAGGAACGCGAGTGCTTCCTCGAGACCAACCGCAACTTGGACACTGGCGAAATCCCGGACGAGTGCCGGCCCTACCTTGCGCGCCTCGACGCCGCCTTGAACAGGGCGCGGGCTGTGTTTGCGCAGGTGCCGGCATGAGCGCCGTCCTCGAGGACGTCGTCGAGCGCTCGCAGTCGACGGTCGTGCTGTCCCTGCGCAGCCTCGACCTCGACGCCCTGCTCGACGCCGCCACGCGCTACGTCCGCGACTACCACCCGATCGGCTACGGCACGACCGTCACCCGCCCGAAATTCGACGGCGAACTGTGGGTCGTCAACATCACGAGGGCCGCCTCATGCGAGTAGACCGCGCCGGCCTGATGACACTTATCGAAAGGATTACGCCATGAATGCACAACCGAACGTAATCGCGCTGCAGCCAACCGACGTGCTCGCGCGTCTGGTCGAAGACCTGCGCCGCGCGAAGGCGAACGAGCAGGCCGCGAAACTCGCGCGCCTGGAGGCCGAGGAGGCGCTGCTCGCACACCCCGCTGTTGCGCGCGAGCTGAAGGACGAGGGCACCATCACCGTCGGCGACGCGGTCAAGGTCACGACGAAGCTGTCGCGCTCGTGGGATCAGGCGCAGCTTGTGGCGATTAGCAAGCAAATCGACAGCGCGTGGTTTCCTTTCAAGACCGAGTACAAGGAAGACCGAAAGGCTTCGCGAGTCGTTGAGGAACGGTTTCCGGCTCTTTGGGACGAGCTGCGCCAGGCGCTGACGCTGAAGCCGGCGAAGCCGAGCGTGTCACTGGTTGGTGGGGAGGCTGAGTGATGGCTATAAAACTCACCAGCACCCGCGAAGCCGCGACCCTGCACGGGCTGAAGATCCTCGTGTCCGGCCTCGCCGGCGCGGGGAAGACGACGCTGTGCGCCACCACGGGCGGCAATCCGATCATCATCAGCGCCGAGGCCGGGCTGCTGAGCCTGCGTGACGTCGACATCCCGGTGATTACGGTCGCGACCCTGGAGGACGTGCACGAAGCGTACACGTACCTGCAATCCGAAGAGGGGCAGCGGTTCGATTGGGTGTGTCTGGATTCGATTTCCGAAATCGCGGAAGTCGTGCTCACCAACGAGAAGGCGAAGACCAAGGACCCGCGGGCCGCGTATGGCGCCCTCTCAGATCAGATGATGGATCTGCTGCGCGCCTTCCGCGACCTCCCCGGCCGCAACGTGTACATGACGGCCAAGATGGAGCGCACCAAGGACGAGGCCACGGGGCGTCTCGTCTACGGCCCCAGCATGCCGGGACAGCGGCTGTCGCAGGCCATCCCGTACCTGTTCGACCTGGTGTTCGTGCTTCGCACGGAAGCCGACGAGAAAGGCGAGCTGCATCGCTATCTGCAAACCGCGAGCGACCTGCAATACACCGCCAAGGATCGCAGCGGGCGATGCCCGATGTACATGGAGCCGGACCTGTCGAAGGTCGCGGCGACGATTCTGCAGTAATGGCTCGGTGCTACGGCCACGGAATGTCGAAGACGCCGACGCACCAGCGGTGGTGGAACATGCTGCAACGATGCGAGAACCCGGCAAGCCCGCAGTGGCCGCATTACGGCGGACGCGGAATCAAGGTGTGCGAGCGGTGGAGGAGCTTCGCCGCCTTCTTCGCTGACATGGGCGAGGCGCCCGCCGGAATGTCGATCGAGCGCATCGACAACGATGGCGACTACGAGCCCGGCAATTGTCGCTGGGCCACGCAGCGGGAACAGCTGCTGAACACCCGAAGAAACCGAATCATTGAATTCAACGGCGTATCTGCGCCGTTGTGTGAGTGGGCGCAGAAAATTGGCGTCCACCCGTCAACCCTGCATCGCAGGTTGCTTTCATGGCCTATCGAAAAGGCCCTTACCAAACTGAAACACGTGAACTAGGAGAAACTGATATGTGTCCCGCTTTCCCGCAAACCGCCGAAGTCGACCCGAACGACGTCCGCAGCTTCGAACTCATTCCCGCCGGCTGGTACGCCGCGCAGATGGTCGCGAGCGAGGCGAAGTCCGCGAAGTCCGGCGCCGGCGAATACCTGAACCTGGAGTTTGATCTGCTCGATGCGCCCTACGCCAACCGCAAGGTTTGGCTGATGTTGAATCTCTGGAACGCCAATCCGGAGGCCGTGCGCATCGCGAATCAGCAGCGCCTCGAACTCCTGATGGCACTGAACAAGCCGAACGCGCAGACGACCGAGGAGCTGCACGGTATCCCCGTGATGCTGAAGCTCGGGATCCGCGAGGACAGGTCCGGCAAGTACGAGCCGCAGCAAGTCATCAAGGGCTTCAAGCCCTACGGCAGCGCGACCCCGGCGCGCGCGGCAGGTGGTTTCCCGGCCGCGGCTCCGCGCCAGGCGGCAGCGCCGGCGGCGGCAGCGAAGAAGCCCTGGGAGAAGTAAATGCCAGCCCTGCCCCTACCGGCAGATCAGACGCTCGACGCCGCGGATCGCGCCCTGAAGGCGGTCCGCGACGCCGAACCGAAGCGCGGCTATCTCGGGTGCTCGTCCATCGGGCACGAGTGCCGCCGCGCGCTCTGGTACGCCTTTCGGTCCTGCAACGATTCCGACATCGGTGTGCGCGGCTATTGCGCGATCGAGGACGGCGAGCGTGGCGAGCGCGTCATCATCGACCGGCTGCGACGTGTGGCGGGCCTCACGCTGCACGACGTCGATCCGTCGAGCGGCCAGCAGTTCGCGGTGTCGGCAGTCGGCGGCCACCTGCGCGGGCACCTCGACGGCGCCGTGCTCGGACTCCTGCAAGCGCCTAAGACGTGGGCGGTATTCGAGGCGAAGGTGTGCAACGAGAAGAAATTCGCGCAGCTCGTGAAGCTGCGCGCGGAGGACGAGAAAACGGCCCTGCGCCGGTGGGATCCGATCTACCACGGCCAGGCGCAAGCCTACATGGGCCTGACCGGCATGACGCGCCACTGGTTGGTGTGCGCAACGCCCGGCGTGCGCGACTGGACAGCGGTCCGCACGGAGTTCGACGCCGACGAATTCGACCGGCTGATGAAGCGCGCCGAGCAAGTCATCACCGCCCCCGAGCCCCTGGAGCGCCTGAGCGACAAGCCCGAGTTCTTCACCTGCAAGTTCTGCAATGCGAAGAGCGTTTGCCACGAGAAGCGCATGCCGCGCCCGAGCTGCCGGACCTGTGTCCACGCGACGCCCGAGCTGGATGGCGACGCGCGCTGGTCGTGCGCGTTCCACCGGCGCGACCTGACTGTCGAGGCCCAGCGGGTCGGATGCGTCGATCACGTCTACATCCCGCAGCTCGTGCCGCTTGAGTTTGTGACCGGCAACGAGGCCGGCAATTACGCCGAATACCGACGCCCGAACGGCAGCGCGATCCGCAATGGAAGCGGCGATCGCAACGTCTACACGTCTGAGGAGTTCTTTGCTGCGCAGACTGATCTCACGGTCCTCGATGACCAGACCCTGAATTGGCTGCGCTTGAACATGGGCGGACGACTCGAACGCGTGACGCCGCCGGAAGAGTTCGACGACTGGGAGCAGGTGTGCAAGGCGCTGCCGCTGGCTTCCGAGAAAGTGGAGGTCAGCGCATGACCGACCTCGACGATGTCTTCCGCCAATTCGACGAGTTGCGCACGCATGGCGGGCGCGGCCGACGAGGCAAGCCCTTCGACGAGCAGGAAGCGTTCCGCCGCGCGGTGAGCGACTACGCCGCGCTGCGAGTCGCTGAGGAGGTCGAGGCGATTGCGCAACTGAAGCAGGAGCTGCTGCTGGCCCGCAAGCTGTCCACGCACACGCGGGACGGTGTGACCGCCACGGCCGAGGAATGGGCCAGTGTCGCGCACCTGCTGCGGGAAGAGGTGCGGCGGTTGAAGGCTGCGCTGGAGGAGGTGGCGTGATGCGCGTGCTTGTTGCCTGCGAGTTCAGCGGGACGGTGCGCGATGCGTTTACCGCGCGGGGCAATCACGCAGTGTCGTGTGACCTGCTGCCAAGTGAGACGCCAGGCGAACACGTTCAGGGTGACGTGCGGGACATTCTGAACCATGGATGGGACTTGATGATTGCCCATCCTCCCTGCACCCACTTAGCCGTTAGCGGCGCGCGCTGGTTCAAGGAAAAGCGACAAGAGCAGGCCGAGGCGCTGGATTTTGTGCGGACCCTCATGAGTGCGTCAATCCCGCGAATCTGCATCGAGAACCCGATAAGCGTGATTTCGACCCGCATACGAAAGCCGGACCAGATTATCCAGCCGTGGCAATTCGGGCATGGCGAAACAAAGGCAACCTGCCTGTGGCTTAAGGAACTGCCGCCGCTTGTGCCGACGCAGATGGTCGAGGGGCGCGAGGCCAAGGTACACCGAATGCCGCCAGGGCCTGACAGGTGGAAAGAGCGCAGCCGTACCTACGCAGGGATTGCGCGGGCCATGGCGGAACAGTGGGGCGCGTTGTGATGGGCTGGTGGCTGTTACTCGCGTGGCTGGATGGCGGCGTGCCGACCTCGACCATGGTCTACACCGGGCTCGATGAGCAGCGGTGTTTGACCGTGGTGCAGGAGCACCTGGAGGCGCAGCAGGCGCGGCCGGATCGATATATCGAGGCGATATACGTTGGATGCGTCCCCGGTGGCGCGCCGAGGAGGATGTGATGGACGACGACCAGATGGACCCGGAATGCGTGCTGCTACTCAACATGGAGCGAGCTTTTCGCGGGCCGGAGTACGCGAACGCGCAAACGAAAGACTGGCGGACGCACATGAGCCGCGTGCTGCAATGTGTTCGCGAGAACGACCCGTTGGTCGCCGGCCTGCGCTGGAATATCGAAGCGCTCGACCGGGCGTGCCGAATGGCGCTTGAAGCGTTAACGCTGGTCACTGACGCAGGCGAGGACGAAGCGGAGAAGTGGTCGGTCAGCGGAGGCGCATACGAGGGCGTGAAATGCGTTGCGGCCATCAATGCAATCCGTGCGGCTATCCCAATGCCGCACGAAGAACTGGCGGACGGCTGGTGCGTGCCGGAGGTGAAGGAATGAGCGACGACGGGCAAGTTGCCTATATGCCCACGCCGTCTGGCGACCTTGAGCACCAGATATGCAGCGCATGTGTTCCGAAGAATGAGCGCGAATGGTGGGCGCATTACGAGATCAAAAAGCTGCGGGCTGCGCTGGAAATAGCCTGCGCAGCACTGGCTGAATGCGAACGCGCAGTAGAGGAAGGTGAGCCATGAACCCCGACCACGCCGACCACGACACGAACGACATGCCGCGCGCAGTAGAACACGCCCTGCGCGCACACAACGCCATGGACGACGAGCTATGCCGCACCGTGGCTGGTGAGGTGTGGCAGGACATGCAGCAGGCTTACGACGACATCTATGGCATGTGGCAGGAAGAGTTGAGGGTGACGAGGGAATTGGAGCGCGAGCGGGATGAGATGCGGGCTGCCTACGAGCACAACGCCCTAGCCGCGATGGGGTTCCGGGACGAACTCGCGCGGGTGAAGCAGGAGCGCGAACGATTTAGAGCGGCGTTGGAAAAAATCACCAGCGACCCATATGACTTCCGAGATTTTTGCGGCATCGCCCGCAACGCATTGGAGGGTAAGCCGTGAGCGACACATTGCTTTGTGCGTGCGGAGATTTTCTGACGATTGAGGCTGTATGTGTCAATTGCCACGTGGCTGAGTTGGCTGCTAAGGACGCTTCGATTGAGACATGGAAGTCCCGCAGCGATCGGTGCGACCAGCAAGCGAATATGTGGGAGCAGCGCGCGCTGGAAGCAGGAGCCCGCGCAGAAAAAGCCGAGGCCGAACTTGCCGACGCGCATAGCGAAATCGAACGCCTGCGCGCCGAACTCAAGACCAACAGCGACGATTACCACGACGAAGTGAACCGGCTTGCGACCATGACGACCCGCGCCATTGAGGGAATGAACGAACTGGAAGCCGAACTCGCCGAGGCGCGGCGGGAGCGGGACAGGCTGCGGGAGGCGATTGAGCGGGCACCGCACACGCTCATGTGCGAGGCTCTTGGCGGTGACGATGATGACCCGTGCTGCTGCTGGAAGCGCACCGCACTGGAGGGCAAGCCGTGAGCGAACACACGCCCGGGCCTTGGGTTGCGCGATCTATTTCAGGATCGCGGGCTGTCGTGATCTCGACAGCAGTCGCGGAGAAGCCCACCGGAGACATCGCCAACGTAATTGCAGGTTTGGGCGCCATAACGGACGAGCAAGTGATTGCCAATGCCCGACTAATCGCCTCCGCGCCTGACATGCTGCAAGAAATCGAACGCCTACGCGCCGAACTCGCCGCCGCCCTCGCCGCCGCTGGCGTGGAGGAGATGGTGCGGGCCGCCGCCTTTGACGGTTGGTGCAGCGGATTCTGTAGCACAGGAAGAGATGAAGAGCGCGCCGAGGACGTTGACACCATCGTCTCGCGGGTGATGGGACGCGAGTGATGTCGGCCGCCCCGCACATCGTCGGCAAGGACTACCTGACCCGGCAGGAAGCGGCGTGGTACGCCTGCATCTCGCCCCGCCAGTTCGACCAGATGCGCCGGCTGCATGGGATTGCCGGGATCCCGTGGGCGGGGAAGGTCGTGTACCGTAAGACCGACATTCAGCGGGCAATCGAGCAGGCGGCACAGTGGCAACCATCACCAGGCGCGGCAACAGCTGGATCCTCCAATGGCGCGAGGGCGGCCGGCAGTGCCGCAAAAGCCTTGGCCGCACGAGTCAACGCGAGGCCGACCGACTCCGCAGGCTGAAGGAGGAGGAGCTACAGCGGGCGCGCTATGCCGGCGTCGTTAGCCTGCCGAGCCCCGCCAGCGGGATCCCCGCACTCGAAGCCTTCATCGTCCACACCTACCTGCCGTGGCGCGGGCAGGAGCACCCGGCCACCCAGTACGGTGAGATCGGCCGCTGGGCTAACCATCTCCTCCCCCGCTTCGGCACGCTGCAGCTGGACCGGATCTCCAAGTCAGCCCTTGAGACCTACAAGGCGACCCGGCGCAAGGACGGAGTGAAGGCGGCCACCATCACCAAGGAGTTGCGATCACTGCAGGCCGCGTTGAACCGGGCCGTGTTCCTCGATCTTCTCCCCCGCAACCCCGCGCGCGGCGTCCGCCCGCCCAAGGATCTAGAGAGCCGCCCGCCGCGCTGGTACTCGCCCGCCGAGCTTGGCCACCTCTACACCCACAGCGTCCACCTGCCCGGCGACGAGCAGGCCAAGGGGCTGCCGCCCAACGGACTGCCGGACTGGTCGCCAGTGTGGCGGCTGATGGCGAACACCGGCCTACGCCGCACGGAAGCGCTGCAACTGCGATGGGAGCATGTGGACGAGGCAGGCGTGCGCATCCTGTCCACGGAGACGGCGCGCACCAAGTCCGGCCGGTGGCGGCTGGTGCCCGTGTCTGCGGGCGCTACGAGCGCGCTGGCGCGGCTGCGGGCGATGACCGGCTCAACCCCCTACGTGCTGCCCCAGGTCCACGCAGACGCGCTCACAGCGGCGTTCCGGCGGCATCTCGGGCGGGCGGGTCTGGATGGCAGTCTGCATTGCCTGCGACACACCTTCTGCGCGTCGCTGGTATCGAGCGGCGTACCGCTGCGCACGGTGCAGGTGTTGGCGGGTCACGCAGGCATCACGACGACCGAGCGATATGCCCACCTGGCGCCCGATCACCTGGCCGCTGCGGTGGCCGGTCTCGATCTGTGATGAGCACATATCGAGCACATATCGGCTCAAGCCGTTGATTCCATTGACCCCTAGTCACCCCTCCTAAGGGCCAGATGTAGGTTCGATTCCTACTGGCGAGGCCATATAAATCAACGACTTACAGATTTGCCCGTGCACACGGGAGCATGGGCCGGTTACGGCGGTAAGCACATTTTGAGCACATCGAACGGCCCATATCAGACCCCATAGGTCGCGATGTACTGGGCGACCGCGGGCGGCAAATCAGGGCGGTTCTTGATGGACCGCAGGAAACCGTCCAGCGCGGCTTCTGCCGTGTCGTTGCCGACGAGGGCTACCAGTGCCGCCCTTCTGGCCTCGCGCCTCACACGGGCCGCCTCACGCGGTTTTACGGGGTCGTGGGCGGCCAGCACGGCAGCGATTGCCGCCCGCTGCTCCGGTGACAGGTCGTCGCCGTACTCGATCTTGCCGTCGTCGCCCCATGAGTAGCGCAGGCCGAGTAGGCCGGCGGCTTCGAGTTCGTCTGCGAATGCGGGTCCGATCTTGTTCATCCCATCACCTCTATAGCGATCTGGCCGTTCGGCGCGTAAGTGCCCGTCCCGCTCCCGACGTAGCCC